AAAGCCTTAATCACATAGAGAATATGGTTAAAGTAGCTTCGATAATATATGCAAAATTAGAATTTATAAATAAAATATAAAAAAACTCTTTTTAGGGGTTGATTTATGTATCTACATATATTACATTAATAAAATAACGAACAACAAAATTAGGAGAGACAAATGACTAAATACACTTACTCAGACGAACTAGTATCAGATTTACATAAAGATGCTTGGGGTTTTAGACCTCGTGAAAAATTTTGGTTTTATTGGGAAATTTCAGACCAAGATGCAAAGCAAGCTATTTGGGATAACCTTATTGATGATATGGTTAAAAACCAAGCTGAAGAAATTCAAACTAAAAAAGATAATGCTTCAATGCTTGCTGAAAGAATTAAAAGGGTTTGTAAGCTTGGTGCTCAAAATTACAGAACTGCAATTAAATGGATACTTGAAGCAGATGAGTTAGAGCCTGACTTTCAATATGGTGGCGACCATTTAGCTTGGCATTACCATATTGAATACAGACACAGTAAATTATTTAAACTAGCGGGAGTAGCATAATGTTAGATACAAAAATGGAAGAAGCGTTACAAGACGTATCATTTAAAATTGATGTGAGGGATATTCAAGGTATCCCTTCACATATGGGCAGAAAAGTAGTTCGCCTTAATGCCTATGGTCAGCAAGAAGGTGATCCTCTTGGTATCGTAGGTTCTAGATATAAACCTATACACCATATGGATGCTTTTGGTGGAGCTATAGAATCAATGAAAAATGGTGGTCTAGACTTTACTGATCATGAAATCAAAGTTGACACTTATGAAGATGGTGCAATGGCTAAGATGGAATTATTGCTTCCTGCACATAACACTAAAGTTGGCGACCACGATTTATCACTAAAGTTTGTAGCTAGAAATAGTTACAACGCTAGATGGAAGTTTCAGTCTTTCTTTGGTTGGATGAACCATGTATGTTTTAATACGTTAGTAAGTGGTCAAAAGATTGCTTATACTGCTAACAGACATACTACTCATTTCAACGTAGACGCCTCTAACAAAAAGATACAGAATGCAGTAAGTGCGATTACTAATGAAGCTCAAACTTTCAACAAGTGGTGGGATACTAAAGTAGAGGATGAACAAGTTATCGATCTGTTTAAATCTACTATTGCAAAAAGCCAAGCTAACGATATTAAAATTGCTAGTGGTCAGTCAGACACTAATAAAAAGCAACTATATCATTTAATGGGCTTATATGAGGCTGAGGTGGCTCAAATTCATGGAAGGGGTGATTATGGCAGAAATGGTGCTAAAGGCTCTCTATGGTGTGCTTATCAGTCAGCAACTGCTTGGTCTACCCACTTAGGTGACGTAAAAGCTAATAGCACAAATAAATATATAGTCGAGCAACGTAGACAAAACGATGTGAGGTCTATGATTAATAGTAACAAGTGGAAACAACTTGAAAATGCATAATAATAGGGGAGCGAAAGCTCCCTTTACTTTTGAGGAGAAGGTTATGGAAGATTTATATGGATACAAAAAAACTATATTAAGAAGTGAGGTGGAGCTTTCAGATATAGATAAAGAAATATTTAAAAACTTTGATTATAAGTTTGATGGGGTCACTGAGTTTGAGTTACCTCATTTCGAGCCTTTCAAGGAGGACTTTTCTATTGGCGTTATTTATGGGTCAAGTGGTAGTGGTAAATCCTCTATGCTTGCTCAGTATGGTAAAGAAGAGGAATTGACTTGGGATAACAACAGAACCATAGCATCTCATTTTGATAGCGTAGAAGACGCCATAGAGCGATTTGGTGCAGTTGGTCTTAATACTGTTCCAACTTGGGCTAAACCTCGACATGTATTATCAAATGGTGAAGGCTTTAGATGCGACCTAGCTAGACGTTTAGGTAACGATATTGTTATTGATGAGTTTACTTCAGTTGTAAACAGAGATGTAGCTAAGTCATGTTCATTATCTTTATATAAGTATGTAAAGCGTAAAGGGCTTAAGAATATTGTACTAGCCACTTGTCACGATGATATCTTAGAATGGCTGCAGCCAGATTGGGTATTTAACACTGATGTGAAGCGATTCGCATCAAGGGGGTTAGTTCGGCAACCCATTAAAGTTAAAATTGTCAAGGGGAACAGAAACCACTGGGAACTATTTAAAAAGCATCACTATCTAAGCGAAGACCTTCCAGCTTCTGCACACTGCTATCTTGCAGTTTGGAACGATAGAATTATTGGGTTTTCTTCAGTCATGTCTTTGCCTGGTTGGACACCACCTCTTTACGAAGGCGACAAGCGTCTTAAGTGGCGTGAGGCTAGAACAGTAGTCCTTCCAGACTTTCAAGGGCTAGGGATAGGTGTAAGGCTTTCTGACGCTATTGCAGATATGATGATAGAGAAGAATGTACGTTATTACTCTAAGACCTCACATATTAGAATGGGTGAATACAGACAAAAGTCACCTCTATGGAGGGCTAGTGCTAGTAATTTAAAAGACAGAAGTAGTGACATACATGACCATAAGAAGCGTCTTATACCTTTAGAAAGAGATAGAATTTGTTATTCTCACGAATATATAGGCGAAAACAATAAGTCATATGACCCCAAGTATAATCGCCCTGACGATCCACAACAAAGCTTGTTCTAATGATATTTGAATATCATAAAGACAATTCTAAATATCTATCTACAAAACTTACGAAGCCTAAAATAAATGTAGATATAATTCATGGTGATAGAAAGCTATGGGATATATTTAAGAAACACCATTATCTTAGTGAAGATTTACCTGCATCCACAAGATGTTACTTTGCTGTATGGGAGGGCAATATTATTGGATTTAGTGCTACAATTAGTTTGCCAGGCAAAATACCACCTTTATATGAAGGCGACATAAGAAAAAAATGGAGGGAATGCAGAACTGTAATAATACCAGACTTTCAAGGATTGGGTATTGGAACTAGATTTTCTGACGCTATAGCTGACATACACATAGAGCAAGGTTATAGATATTTTAGCAAGACATCTCACATGAGGATGGGGCTATATAGAGAAAAGTCATCTATATGGAAAGCAACAGCGACCAATCTAGCAGACAGATCGAAAAGCACCAAAGGAAAAAGTTGGGCACATCTTACGCTTGAAAAAGAACGAATATGTTATTCACATGAATATATAGGTAAAGATAGAAAATCCTATAACCCTAAATATAACGCCACTACTCACCCTTTATTGATCTGAGGCTATCCATAACATCGCTAATACTAGGCTCTTTCCCATTAGGGTTTAGTACACATCTATAGCTCTTAGGGCATCCAACTCGAATATCTGTAAATTCCATTTCGTATGTTTTTTGTGCTCCTCTATAAATACAAGCCATTTTGTCTTTATAAACCTTCTGCTTCATAAGTCTACATAAGGTCATTGTAGGAGGTGTTATTATACCTTGATTAAGTTGTTGTTGTTTAGTTAGTCCTTTAAATTGAGTGTTTTTAGACTGATAGGTGTTACCTTTAGCAAATACTTTAACGCCTACTACTAAACCACCTAACAAAACACCTATACATGTAAAAATAATTCCTACCCATTTTACAGTCTCTAATAGCTCATCTTGCCTTTTCTTGGCTTGAAGTCTAGCTTTCCTTTGAGCTTCTTTAGCTTCATTTATTCTATTGGCTCTTTCTGCAAGTATCTGATCCCATGCCTGCGGCCCAAATCTTAGGTTAATTATCATTTTTAGTTCATGACGTTTTTCTTCTAAAAGCTTTCTATCTATAAAATCTGTTGCACTTGATTCTATTCCAAACTGCTCTTTAATGCTAAAGCCCTTACCTTGACCTTTATTCATCTGCTCTTCGCCTAGAAAAAAGCCATCGATTTGTTTAGCTATGCCTTGAATATCTTGAACTGTGGATATATTTTCTTTTATGAAGTCAACACTTTTTTTGACTAGTGCTATACCTGTAAGTATTTCAGCAACGACCATACCATTTACCTAACACCAATTACCTGTAATAACTTTTGTTTAGTTTCTTCATCTAGGTCTTTGATGATTGGCTCTATAGCTTGATTAACTTGCTGATCTTCTGCATTTTCTTCAGTGGCTAATGCATCTGTAACTATTGAAGCGTTTTCAGTTAAATCACTAGCTTCTTGTACGCCAGCCTTTGCTAATCCTGCTACAAACCTATCTGCAAGTTCATTTATTTTTTGAACAAGTTGTTGCCTTGCTTCATTGTTAGTAAGAGCATTTCTAAGTAAGTCTTTATCCTCGCTTATCAAAAGCCTAGCCACTTGTGTCATTTGCTCATCATTTAATTGATTTGATTTTGTAGGTATAAATTTTTTAAGAAGTTGTACCCCTGCTCCAATATCAGTACCACCAGACGCCAGAACTCTAGTTAATGCATAGGCGTCATCAACTGTACCAACTCGACTTGTTGCTTTGGTAGTTTCTGCAGTTGGTGAACCACCCATAATTCTTCCTTGTGCCATAATAGAAGCTTTTGCTAGATTAATTTTATCTATTACATTATCTAAGGCTTCGTCTGGGTATATTTTTTGAAGTATCAGACTTTCTTTTGTATTTAAATCACCTAATTTATTGATAAAATTAACAGATGTGCCACCTTGTTTTTTGCCTCTTATGGCTGAAGCAACGCCTGCTCTAAAACTATCTATTGCTTCTCTATCACCACTAGCCAATAATCTTTCAAATATAACCTCAGCCTCATCTGCTTGTTTTGTAAAGATTGATCTTCCAACATCAAAACTTTCTTTGGCTTTCATAATCCTAGCCCAGTTATTTCTTGCTACTGAAAGCTCTGGACTTGCCTCATCTATTATACCTCTGAGATTTTTTTCTAAAGAACTTGCCACCTCACCTAACCTACCATCGCCACTTTGATAAAGTTTATTTGCTCTTTCAAGTAGTAATCCTCTGATATTTTCAGCAGTTTCTAAGTCTACATCTTGAGTTAATTTTAAAACTCCATCTTTTACTTCAAAGGGAGTGCCCTTACCTAACGCAGTCATCAACGATCTTATTTTAGGTCTTAGTTGTGGTTGCTTTTGCAATGCTTCTTCAATTGCTAAGTTAATATTGTTACTTCTGAAATTACCAAACTTATTATAAATTTGTTTGTAGTTGTCACTAGCACCACTCTTGATAGCATTCATAGAGCCAGTTATGTATTTGTATACGTTTCCAATTTGCTCGTTGGGCGATAGGTCTTTTTGTAAATTACCAAAAACATCTTCCATGCCTTGTTGTTTTCTTGAAACAAGTGATTCAGCTATGATTGGTTTACTCTTTTCAGAAGCGACATAAAAACCCCTAACTTCTGCTGCTGCGGTCTCTGAGAGTTCTGGTATTGTTTTACCACTTGCTATTTGCTCAATTATTTCATCTGTAGTCATTCCAGAAGAATTTGCTATTCTTGCTAATTCGTCTTCTACTGGTTTTGCTAGTTGTCCTTTAATTCTTCTTATAATTGGCTCAGATATCTTACCTATGCCTTCTATCATTTTACCACCAACTTTTTGTAGTAGTGGGTTTGCTACTGCACCTCCTGCAGTTGAAAGACCAACGTCAACATAGTCTGTGTCACCTTCTTGCCTTCCTAATGAACTTACACCACCTTGTATAGCTCCTTGTGTCATAAGTTTGCCACCAGTTCCTATGGCGTATCTTCCAACAGTTGCTGGAATAGATGTGCCTGCAGTAAATGGTGCTAACGCTAGAGCGGGTGCTATTGCCCCACCTATTTCATATTTTAATGAGCCTTCTTTTTCTTGTGCCTTTTTAAGAGCTTCTCTTTCTTCGCCTAATGCCTCGTCATAGGTTTCGCTACCTAGTGCAGACCTAACCATTGCAAAGAACTCATCACTAAAGTTCATTAGAGCACCTTGTGCCATAAGCCTAGCTCTATCTGCGAATGTTAAATCTTGCAGAGCTATTTGAGTATCAAGTAATTTATCTAAGTCGTCTAATTCTGCACTCATTGATTAGATGTCCTTTTTTTCTTTACTAAATCTTTAACGAACTTTAATTGTTGTAAATTTAAATCTTGATTTACAAGAATGTCTCTTAATTGTGGTATAGTCATCTTTTCTATTTTTTGCTCATCGAAAACAAATGTCTCTACCTTTATTTTGTTTATGTCTATTAAATCTTCTAATGGTACTTCTGGCTCTACAGTAAAGAAATCAAGCCTTGCACCTTGCTTGTCATCTTGCAGATCAGACGCTAATAAACCTTTAAATTTATTAATTATGTCTACTGCTTTCGTTCTTTCTGTATTAAATATCTCTATTGATCTATTATAGATATCTGCTCTTAATCTAGGTGGTAGTGCTCCCATTCCATTGAGGGCATTTATTAATGCTGCTTTTACTGAATCAGGTAAAGATCCAGCCTTTTGCACTGCAGCTACCTCGCCCTCTCTCGCAACACTTCCTGGATCTATTAATTTAGCAAATTGAACTGCTAGACCATAATCACCAATCGGTCCTTTTGTATCATAAAACTTTTTGATTTTTTGATAACCAGACTGTATATCTCTAAAATCTTTTGTTAGCTTTTCTATTTCTGATCTATATTGCTTAACATAACCCATCTCAACTTTATTTAATCTTTTAAGTTTTGGCTTTTCTTCTTCTTTTATTTCAAGTTCTGTGTCGTCAATGTCTTCTTGGTTTTCAGCCTTTTTTGCTTTTAGTACATCACTAACCTTTTGACCTTCAAATGGTCCTGTTAGATACCTTTTATCACCAAATTCATCTTCAAAGGTTTGTGGTTTTTCTGGCTTCTCAGTTGAGAATTTTCCAGAGCCTAATTCAGTTTTATACTCATCACCAAACTCCTCGACCATCTTTATTGTACCAGTTCCAATTTCATAGATTGGCACTTGTTTTCTAGGCGTTACCTTTTCATAACCTACCAATGATCCTCTTGGCACTTTATTAAATTCGTTTGCAGTTAGCGAAACTTTATCACCTTGTTTAAAATTAGTGCCTAGACTTCTATTTACAAAATTAGCGTCTACTACAGTATAGTCTTTAGGTGCACCAGTTGGCTTGTCTTTAGCGTACAGTTGTGTAGCTAGGCTTACCACACCTTGCTTTTCTTTAAGCTTTCTTGCTCTTTCTTTATTAATTCTATCGATATATGATTTAGCAGTATCTGCACCAGCAATATTAGCTGCCCCAAATGCAGTAGCACCTGGCTTTGATGCCTCTGCTCCCATCTTAGTAAAGAAGTTGAGGAACATAAGTCCAGTGTTTATTCTGTCTTCTCTTTCTTGTTGCTCTGGTGTTTTGCCATATAATGTGTTCATTATAGTTTGGGCTTGAGGTATATAATCAGTTATATTGTTTAGAGCACCACCACTAAGGGCTTGTGTGTTTGTGCCAGATGCACCAAACATTTGATTTTTAAGTTGGGTTGCTGTGTCAATATTGCTCATATTTTGTTTTAGAAGTAATGTGTTATAATCGCCAGCTTTAGGTATATAGCTGTATTCTCCTGGCGTAAGATTATCTACACCCAACGTATTTTTAAATATGTTGATTTCATTTGGTGTAAACTTATCAATATCTTCTTGTCTTAAAAGAACTTGAGCCATACTTATCCACCTGCTCTATTTCGTGACATAAAGTAAGCACTTCCTAATGCACCCAATCCACCAATTGTCTGTCCATATATACTTGGTGACTGAATGAACTGTTGACCTTGTGTAAGGCTTATATTTCTAGTGTCGTAAGGTGTTCCTTGTAATACGCCTAATGCGTAGTTTATTTGTTCATAAGGATATTCCCTTTGCTCAACATAATCTGCATAAGCCATATCTAAAGCTCTTTGGTCTAGCTCTCTTTGAGCTTGTCCAGAGGTAAATAAACCTGCTGCTGCCTGATCACTTAGGGCTTGTGTAAGTGGTGCAAAACCTTGCAAGGCTTCTGTGGCTCTTAATCTACTAGCTTCTTCAGTCTCAAATGCTGATCTTGCTGCATCTTGTGCCCCAAATCTAGCTTGCCTTTCTGCATCATATCTAGAACGCATGACGTCTTCTGCACCAAAACGTGCACTTCTATCCCTTTCAGCCTGTGCTCTGTCTTGCTCAAAGCGACCTCTCATAACATCTTCAGCACCAAATCTAGCTGACCTATCTCTTTCTGCTTGTGCTCTATCTTGTTCGTATTGGCTTCGCATTAGGTTTTCTGCAGTAAATCTACCTTCTCTATCTTGCATAAATTGACTACGAAGTAAGTTTTCTGCTCCAAACCTTGCTTGTCTGTCACGTTCAGCTTGTGCCCTATCTTGGTCATACCTTCCTGCCGCAAACTGTAGCCCTTGTGCTGCTGCCTGTGCTCTTAAATCAGCAGAACCTCTTGCTCCTTCACTTTGTGTTAGGGCTTCTTGTATTCCTAATCTTGACCCACCAAAAGCACCAGACCTAGCTGCTGAAGCTCTATTTCTGGCATTAGCTCTCGCAGTTTGCCTTTCTAACTCTGCCACTGAGGCGTCTTGTGCACCTTGATATATGTCAAGGAAAGGTTGTGCAGTTTCCATAGTAAATGGCGACATACTATCGCCTACTAATTGCTCTCTAGTAGCACCAGTGTAATTACCTAATAAATCTTCACGACTTGCACCTTCATATGCAGGAAGAGAGCTACCTATCAAATCTGCTCTTGATGCACCTTGATATGTTGGCAATGCACCACCAAGTAATTCTTCTCTTGATGCCCCACGATATGGACTACCTATTAACTCACTTGTAGACATTCCTTGAAAGCCTTTACCTAAACCACTAGCCATATCTGAGGCTCTATCTATGTAGTCTTGATATCCAGTCGCATTGTCTCTTAAAAGTCTTTGAGCAGCTAATTCGTCTGGGGATAGTTTGGATGTTGCTCCAGTAACTGGGTCTGTATATGATGTTATTCTTGCATCTTCGTATGCTGGGTAAGGTGATCTTGCCAGTGATGACGCTTCTTCAAATAGTCTTTTACCACCCTCAGAAACCCAACCAGGTAATTGTGTATCTGTTACAACTTCGCTATAATCTGGAAGTGGGTCAACAGTTGTAGTGCAAAATCCACCCATTATTCTTTCTCCACATATGTAGAGCCAGCTTTGACTAGCCCTAATCTTTCATAGAATTTATCCTTTCGATCCAAGTCTCCAGAATAAATATGCCCTAATCTCACTTTAAGTTTAGCATCTTTTGCCACTTTGATAAACGCCTTTATTAGTGATACTGCAGAATCAGTTTTTCTTTGTGAAGGCGTTACATAAAACCATACATCAGACAAATAAGGCTGATTAGACCACCAGTCAGTTGTGGTCATGCCACCTATAGAGCCAGTAATCATATTGTCTTTAATGCTTACCAAAACTAAACCCTTGTGAACCACTTCGTTGATTTTATTAATCAACTTGTATTCGTCTATGGGTGCTAAATTTATTTCAGTATTGCTATGCATCTCCTTGAGCATAACATACAAAGCTGATATTTCATTAGCACCAGCTCTAACAACTTGCATTACATATTACCTAATGCACCCATGTCTTTAGGCATATCACCTATTCCCATCTGATCTTCTTCCATTGCATCGCCAGCACCACTTTGCTCAACCATTTCAATTAATTGTTGCATTTCTGGCAATAATTTAACTAAAACACTAGCAACCTCTGGTGTGATTGCTTTGTCTAACATTTGCAACTCTTCTGGAGTCATGTTTGTTAGCCTCATGAAAAGTGCATTTTTTATGCCTTCACTTGGTCTCATGATAACATCATTTGCCTCTTGAGGCATACCCATGTCTAGTTGAGGATTTGCAGGCATTCTATCTCTAATACCCATCTGAGCCTCCATAGGCATTCTTTCGCCCATCATTTCCATATCTTCAGCCATGATTAAACCTCCTTTGTTTCGTATAATACTGACCAATCTGTTTCTTTACAAAATAAGCCCAAAGTCCAACAAGCTGGCTCAAAGATTTTTCTATAAAGTTTACCAAGATAATCTGGCTTCTTTCTTTCGCCATATATGTAAGCTATTTCGTTTGCACGATGTTTTACCACATGTGTCCAAAATTTTACATATTTACCTTTTCTCATTTGCTTTACCATCCACAATGCCCATAGATGATATCCATTTACATGTTTTGTAGATAGATAATCTCTAGTGAACTTGTAGTCATTGATAAGTTCTTTCCTTGTTATCAAGCCTTGTTTATTCAATTCATTACATATCACTCGACCACCAAGTGCTCCACCAATCATACCTCCAATAGCTGTACCTATTCCTGGTAATATAGCAGTACCTATGGATTGACCTATAGTAGTTCCAATCCCAGTCTTTGCTGCCTTTTCAACATCGCCTGTCAAAACAAGTGTGGTTGCTGCTGAAAACAACCCAGCAGTACCTGCCTGTCCAATATTTGCTTTACCTGCATCTGAAAATGGGTTTATTCTATCACCTACATTTTCAACATACCCAGATACCCCAGAAGCACTTGAAGATGTAACTGGTGCTCCAATATTTCCAAGTTTTGTTCCTTGTGTGGCAATATCATCGAAATCACCCATAAATTCAGGTGCTACTTTATATAAACCACCATCAGAACCAAATCCCATACCTTGTTGAGCCATTGCACCTTGGTCATAAACAGACATTGTCATTTTGTCTGGGCCCAGCAAACTTGAGCTTTCTACTGTAATATCTTGCTGAAATGGCTCTAGTTGATTGTACAAAGCTTCGTTTCCAGTCATCTTTGCTGTTTTCAAAGTGTCTAATTCAGGAATATAAGCTTGATTAGTTTTTAAATTGGCAGGATCAAAGCCTCTTCGAAGTTCATCTGTTAATCCATATGGGCTACGAGTAAATGTATCTAAAGCTCCCTCTCCTGCTCTACTTAATGCATCACCTTTGTAGTAACCACCTGGATTAACTATAGCTTCGCCAACTGCTGAACCAACTCTAGGGAGTACGCCTAATGCAGTTTCTGCTATAGCGTCAGCAAAAGTTGGAGCTTCTGGGTTCTGTAATCTGTATTGTTCATATTGCCTTTGGTATTCTCTATCTTCTGGTCTATTTGGGTCATAGGTTCTTTCCCCAACCTTGACTTGTCTAATAAACTCAAAGATAGGCATAGCTTTTGTGCCATATACATTTTGTAAATTATCACCTTGACCACTTGAGTAGGCTCTATTTTCGTAAATATTATATGTTTTTGGTGTGTCAAGTGAATCAGATAAATTTAACACATTCCCAAGTTCATCATATTGCACAGCCATTTTAAACTCCTTATGTAACCTCTAGAAAACTACCTACAACATGCAATCTGTCTGCAGTTGCTGCAGTTACTTTTAGAATTTGATCTTCTTCTAGCACCAAAGGTTGCGTTAACAATTCTTCTGTTCCATTTGCACCAATAGTCTTTGTTTTGTATATACTAAACACATTAGCCCCATTTGTTAAGGTTAAAGTTATAGTATCGCCACTTCCACTATCATCTGACACTAATATTGATTTGAATATCGCACTTGTTGCAGTAGGTGCAGTGTACAAAGTTGTTGCATCAGTTGTAGTCAAGTCTAGTAGTGCATTTTTATAACTATTAGCCATTAAACCAACTCACTGCCTCAGAAATCTCTTGTGTTGTTTTACTTGATGAATTTTGTGACAATATAATGTTTCTTGTCTGCAATTCTAATGAATTTACTAAAGAATTTGCCCACGTTGTGGAGTATGTGCCAGTTGGGGTAGGCATTCTAATATTAAGATTTGTTGGTGCTGACTCACTCATCTAAAACCATCCTGTCTTGTGTTTATTCTAAAATCGCCTAATTGCCACTGATCTTCTGTACCTGTGCTTGCTATTTTCATTGTCATTTGTCTTGCTTTCGCTCTAGTGCTAACCTTTTCTGTTTGATTAGTAACAGTAAAAGTGCCCTTTGTTATATCAGGGGCATTAGGGTATTTTCTAGTTTTTAACGTAATAGATAAACTTGTATCGTCAGTAGCAGTCAAGTCAGGTATAATTTTATCTACTAAAAATGTATTATCACCACCTTGTGATATTTCCATAGCAGAACTTTCTACAAAACTATTCATTGCAGAGCCATTGTCGCTTGTCCCAGTTTCATGATTATAAAGTATTCCATTTTCATCAAAAGCAAAAGGCACTTGCCTAACGCCAAATGCGTCTGACCAAACAGTTCTATTTAAAGTACCTACTGACCAAGCTAATTCTTGATAATTGTATGTTACATAACTATCAGGCTCTGGGTTATCAGCTTCCCTTGGATTATCGTTGCTAACATAAAACCAAGTAATCTCATTAAATTTTTTGTTATGACCAACAACTGTTTTGTCAATATAATTTAGTTGCATTCTGTCATAAACGAAATACTGCACTGAGCAAGGCAAGTCTTTGACAATCCCATCATATATAAAGAAACTAGATTTCCCCATCCAATATACTGTGTTGTCTACAGATATAATTGTGTTTTTACCAGCAGCACCACAATTTGTAGCAAGTAACCTAAAGGAAAATATAAATGGCGGACCTATAAAACTCATGCCATAAGCTGCCTCGTCAGTAGCTATGAATGTTTCATCTTTGGCATTTGCTACGCCAATAATCTTAGTGCCCACCTCTAGCCTTTGGTCTCCTGCAGTATTAGTTACTGTTGGTTGCCATTGTGCAAAATTCTCTTGGTTTGACCACCTAACTAACATAGGGTCGATGTTGCCTAAGCTTCCTATTGGGTCGCTACCAAAACATACTAGATGTCTATCTGGAAAAGATATCAATGAAACTCTAGCAGTAGTAGGCACAGAAGTGGCGTCTGCCTCATCTGAAACCAATGAAGCTCTGGTCATCTCACCTACTGAGGTATCCCAATAATATATTTGTCCATTACGAACAGTAGCTATCAAATCTTCACCCCAAAGATTTAAACTCCATTGTGAATTTTCTAACCTAATATCACTTTGGTTAGTGCTTCTGGGTGTTCCCCATGTACCTGTGCTCCATGTGCCAACACCCCATCCTAGTGCTGGATCTGCTGACTGCTGACCTAATCCTTCTTGTACACCTATTAGATATTTAACATCTAAACTAGTGCCACCACCAGTTGCAGTACTACTGGCTGCCGTTGGTACTGTTATACTATAACTATTGGCGTTTATATATGTTATTTGGTATCCTTCTATACGATTTAGTGTATCAGCATCTATGCCTCCAACTGCAGTGGCTTGCTCCATAATTATAAAGTCACCATCTGAAGCACCATGAGATGTGTCAGTTACAGTTACAGTCGTGCTCCCATCTGTAGTTGATAATGGATTGCTTAAATTTGTAGATGTGGCTCTTAATGGAGTTATGTCGTATAGAGCGTTATTTACAATCAAATATAGATGATTGTGTGTACCTATAGCAATTCTATCTTCGCCATCAGTATTTGCTCTCCATGATATCATGTTTCTAGCAATACCTTGTATTGTGGCTTCTTCATTAGTTATATCGCCATTTGCATCAACTTTGTCATATACTTCCTTTAACCATCCTCCAATTTTCTCTGCATAACCATTTTTAAATCTAATAAAGTTTCCATCTATCCAATACGGCCCGTTCTTACCAGCAGCATATTGTGTGATATCCTTTACTATTCCTGGTTTAATTTGCATCAATTGTAATGGCATTATGTAACAAACCCTATATTTCTCATTCTTTCACAAAGCCTATTAGCTCTATTAGGAACTTGTTTTGCCCATTTACTATCTTCCATTTGTATTGCTGCTTCTATCCAATTATGATCATCTACTGCCGCTTTCATTTTTTTAAATGCACTTAAACGAGGGCGACCAAGATTAAACATCATATTGGCAATGATTAATTGTGCCTCTTCTGGCAACTCATAAAAGTTGTCATAGAGTATGGTGCAGTCATCTAAGACCTTTTCTATGTCTTCAGCAAATAACTCATTTACTCTTTCTACAGAAACTGGATCTCCTACTTCTAAATTGTTTTCTGGGTCTGTAGCTCTACATAGATGCCCAATGCCACAAGTCTTGTACCCAAGATGATCTAGGTATATTTCGTACTCACAACCTTCGTCTTCTATTAATTGCTGTTTTAAAACTTCTATATCCATTACTTAGTTAATCCTTTTTGCTTCTCATATGTTCTGAGCCCGCCAAGTCCCAGCATTCCCATCAAAACGGTCATAAGTGAACCCATATCAAAACTTGGCAAATCTGGTATAGTTACTCCTAAATATGCACATAAGAATATTGTAACAGGAGCTAGGACAAAATGCCAACATAAAGCGATACCACATGTCCAACCAATAAATGGTCTCCAGCCTGCAACAAATATTGATTTGTGTTGTGCTTCTGCTTTGTTGATTTCTAACTGACCTTTAGCAAGTTCTTGAGCATGTTTCTCAGACATGGTGGCTATATCGTGAGCCAATTTAGCCTTTTGGTCTTTGTCTTCTATGAATTTGTCTAAAAGTCCTGTAACGGGACCAATTAAAGCTTGCAACATTAATATACCCTCACCTTATTTGTATCTACATTAGCTACCAATTTACACATACATTGATAAACTTGCTCTTTATCATTTTTTTTAATAATTTGATTATGCAACTGATTTTTATAAGCCAAACAGTCATTTATGTTTTTAAAGTATATAAATTCCATTGTAGCCCCTAAATAACAGACTAGCATGAACGCAGTCACTTTCTAGACATCCATGCAGTAGTACCCATATATGCCCCTACAATACCAGCACCTGATAAATAAAATAGGTTCGATATATCAGATAACGCCTTAACTCTTTCTATATCTACAAAAAACATAGCTAGTGTAAACAAGCCCATAGATATTAATGTATACCTAGCCATTCTCAGTTGGGCTAAGTGTTTTCTTAATTCGTCTTCAGTTTTTTTTATTTCTTTAACATGAGATAGCTCTTCGTCAGTTACGATACCATCGCCATCTTCATCGTATTCTTCGTATTTACTATTTTTTTGAAATTTCTTCATTTTACATTTTGTATATAATAGTTGCCATAAATACAATTAAAGTACTTGCAAAGCCTATCATTATGCTTTCAATTCTTTTAATACGAAGAATAGTTTCCTTCCAGCGTTCTGCACAAACTGCCTCGTGAGTGTCTAATTGAGCTTTAACTTCTGTTGTTTTTACCATTTCAACCTCATTTGTATACATACATAATACACAAAAAAGACTTTTTAGACTAGCCCATTATTTAAAAGGTTGTCCACAGAACCATGCTACTAAGGAGTATCTTGTTCCTTTTGTTACAGGTCTTACTCTGTGTACCATGTAAGATGGAAAAACAATTACAGTTCCCATTTTTTCTTTTATTAAGTTCTTGTCTTCAAAAAACTCAAACTCGCCACCTTCATAATCTTCATTAAGCACAATTGTCATTGATAATTTTCTAGTTGTTCTATGAAGAAATTTGTTGATTGGGTTATTAAATCTTGTAAAGCCATCTCCATCAAAATGAAAATCGTAATGCCCATCTTTTTCGTATTCTGTTATTTGCATTGGCTCACAAGCACTAATTTCAAAGTTCCAGTTTGAGTTTTTGTTTGCAGTGTGTAAAAACTCCCAACATATATTAAAAAGCCATTCATCATTTGACCATGCCACATTGGTTTTTCTTTTTTCTTTGTCAAGTTTGATTTCTGTAGTCACACCTACTTTTGCTTCTTCCCATTTACCTTTTCCTAACTCAATAATTTTTTGACATATTTCTTTATTTAAAGCTTTATCAAAGACCCAATATGCATGTTTGGCATCACCCATTTAATTATTTTCTGTTATTAGTTTTAAATTAAATGATATAGCTATTCTACTTTTGCTCATATTTAAGTCTACTGAGTGTGGTAAATCTGATTTCCATATAAATATATTACCTTTTTGTGCAGGAAAACGCCATTCGTTTGAATTGTATTTATTATACTCTTTAAAATGAAATCTTGAATTAGGGTCGTTAATAAATTCATGTCTATGAAATATTATATCCGCACTATTGGGTTCTGTATGCACATAAAAATTACCACTTAAATCACAGTATCCATTATGTCCATGTACTTTATGTTGACCATATTTATACATCTCTGACACCCATATAGTTTCTATGGATACTCTATTTACATTTTGTATTTGTAATTTTTCACAATAAGCAAAAGCATTTTTAAAAATAAAATCATATAATACTTGAAACTTTTCGTTATATTCATTCCATATATTAGTATTAAAAAATGATGTCTTGCCAAATTTATATCTTCCATCTTTAGGAAGGCGAGATAAAATGTCTTTACATGGCTGCAATATACTATCTGCTATAGCCTCGTCTTTGTTTCTTTGAATGTAGGTTGTGAATAAATCCATCTTATTACCAAAGATAGCTGAACCAACCAGTAATGATAGTTTTTTCTTGAGTTTTTGATATTTGACCACAATGTGTGTGTGTCCAATCAGCGGGCCAGATAATTGTTTTACCCTTTTGTGCTTTTACAATTCTATTTTGATAGACAAATTTAGTTCCACCATCTTCTACATCATTTAAATATGTCATAAACACTAAACATCTTTTTAACGTCAAATTAAATGAGCCATCTCTTTCACAATGCTCCGCTTTAAAACCTTCATCCTTTTTGTAATGTTGTATATTGTAAGGCTCTGCCACGTTGAATCTATATAATTTATTAACTTGTGGGTACGTTTCAACATACAGATTTAAACAATTTTGTAATTCGTTACGATAGTCTCCAAAGGGTCTGTCATTGTTATTAGGCTCAATACTTAAATCAGTAGATATTTTAATATCATCTTTTACTGTTTTCTTGTTTGTTGATTGTACAATTCCTTTGTGGTGTAAATGTATATTATTTTTATAGTAATCTAATATTTCGTCACATATATATTCAGGTATTGTCCAACTTGATATAAAATCGCTACTCATCAAATGTTAATAGTTCCCACCCTTGTGTGTTATCTGTTTGATAGGCATCTTCATTCCATGTGTAAGGCGTTTCATTGCTATCATCACTTGGTCTAGGAATAGGTGCTTCCCACACACAAGAAGTTTCATTTAATGACCAAGATGGATAAGTTTGAGGCTCATAAAAGGCATTTCTTGTTGCGTCATATATCCCACCTAATATTGGGTAATTTTTTCTAAATGCTTTACTTTGGTCAGAAGATGGTACAGTAGCTCTACCTTGCTCATCCCTTTCCCAATAAATACCCCCAATTGTATTATATGACGCTTGTTTCCAATTTGGGTGTCCAGTTAAATTAGTTAAAAAGTCAATTCCTAGTTGCTCTTGCTCTACACCATTCTCGTCAAGAATAACTTCATCAGCCACTCTAACTATGTCTTCTACTATATTATCTGTTCCAATTTTTGCAAAGTGTGCCATTACGCAGTATAACTCCCAGAACCTGTAAACTTCATAATAGTATTACTTCCACTTGTTGTAACTGTTGGTGAACCAGTTGTTGTGCCTGAATAGTTAGATGTAGGCACACTTAATATTACTACGCCAGAGCCACCTGAGCCACCTCCTGAATTACTGTCAGTAGCACCTCCACCACCACCTAGATTAGCAGTGCCAGGTGTCCCAGCAGTTCCTGTTCCTGCGGGTCCACCTCCACCAGAACCTCCAGGACCTTCTCTTACGCCACCTCTTCCCGCAGCACCTCCACCACCTGCATAGGTTACTGAGCTTCCAGTTATATTACTTACTGAACCATTACCACCACCTGCTTCGTGTCCACTAGAGTTACTTCCTGTGTCTCCTACATTACCTGCACCTCCACCACCTCCACCTTGACCAGTGTTAGGACTACTAGTTCCTGCACTACCACCCCCATTGTTTCCTTGACTTGGCGATACTGAAGGCACGTTACCTTGTCCTCCAGGTCTTCCTTGAATAGATCCTCCTCCAGACCCACCAGGGTCTGGGGTATAGATGGCGGGTCCACCTGCATCAAAAGATATCCCACCTGCACCACCTGCACTTTGGATAGTTGTCAGTCCAGAACCTGATATAGTGGATGTTCCTCCAAATCCTCCATGTGAAGAGTTAGTTCCACCAGAGCCACCAGCACCAACTTGAACTGAAATTACAGTTCCACCATCTACAGTTTGCGTTGATGTTCTAAATCCACCTGCTCCTGCTCCAGAAGCTGCAAATCTATTTCCACCTCCTCCTCCTCCTGCAACTATAAGGAAGTTAACGCTATAGGAAGCTGAAGTTCCATAGAAGTCAGCGGCTAGTTCTATTTGTCCAGATGCTGGGGCGTTACCTTTGCCATAATATTCTGATAAAGCGATTGGGTTAGAGCCACCAAATTCACCTTGAATATCAGATAAACTAATTTGACCAGAACTAGGAAGAGGCATTTACTAAGCTCCTTTTAATTCATTTATTTCTTGCTTAAGCTCTTTGATTGACTCAATTAGCAGACCTATGATTTGGTCGTACTGAACAGTCTTATATGCCACACCATCATCCATCTTCAATGGCAACTCTTTCTCTCTTACTGCACTTGGTAGAACTTTCTCTACTTCTTGTGCAATAACACCAGCAGATTTCTTGCCATCAGCTTTGTATGTGAATGTGTAACCATTTAGCTGACTTACTTTGTCTGTAGCATTTTCAATCTTCTCAATGTCTGTCTTCAGTCTTTCATCTGATACAGTTGTTGAGTAAGCAATTACGTCCGCATCTGCATGGAAGTCACCATTTGACTGCATACGAAATTCATTGCTGTTGTTGATGTAAAAATTAATATCACTTGCACCAATAACAATTTTATCTTGATTGCTTGCACCTTCAAATGCTCCACTTGATGACTGCACATTACCAGTTACATAGATACCATCTGATTCTGTTCTAAATTTCTCTGAGCCATAGTGATATAAAATTACCTTCCCAGTTGAACCATCTGCTGTAAAGTAGTTAGTTGTTCCACCTGAACTATTGTCTGATTGTATAAAAATATCGCCATCATTTCTTGATTGACGAATATACAGATTACCAGTTCCAGTATGTTCTAGATAGGTATTACTGGCGTCATGTCGCATATTAAAGTCATCGCCAGTACCTAGATAAATGTAATCACTATCTTGCAAGTCTACGTTGCCACCCATTGTGAGTGTGCCACTAATATCAGCATTGCCATCTACATCTAAACTATCTGATTGCAATTCTCCAGTTACGTCTACTCCATCTGATTTGGTGTTTAGTTTTGAACTACCATAATGATATAAAACTACCTGTCCTGTAGAACCATCACATATAATATAATCTGCGTCTCCACCTGAACCATTGTCAGATTGGAGAATAATATCCTTGTTTGCGTCTCTTTGTCTAATGTAAAGACTACCATCTCCTTCATGGTCAATAAACGCATTACTACCACTGTGTTGAATTTGCAAGTCATTACCAGTACCCATTACAAGAATATCACCATCTTGCATATCAAGGTTGGAACTTAATGTAAGTGTGCCACTGATATTACCTGCACCATCAATGTCTAGGCTATCTGCTTGTAGTTCACCAGTGATGTCTACCCCATCTGTTTTAGTACTAAGTTTGGTACTTCCATAATAGTTCAGTGTCACTACGCCTGTAGAGCCATCACATTGAATATATGTGGCTAAACCACCAGCAGCATCGTCTGATTGTATGCGAATATCTTGGTTATCAACGTTTTGCCTAATAAACAAAACACCTACGCCATCTGAGTCTATATAGCTATTAGAACTATCATGATAAAGCTGTAGGTCATTACTTGCACCAAAACGTGCTCTTTCATTATCACCAAAGTTAACAAACCCACTACTGTCAGCAGTCACTGTTTTTGATGCTTGCACTTGACCTAATGTAGAAATGTCATTGTAGTTTAGCTCTGTAGCAGTTGCAGTAATAGATGTGCCACCTATCTGTAATGTTGTGGCGTCTATAGTTCCAACATTTAAATCAGCAAAAGCATCTGTTACCGCTGCTGTTGATCCACCACCATCTAAATATACTGCTTTAGTAGCCCCAGTTGGAATTGTGACATTTGATCCACTGCCTTGAGATATATTTATAGACTGACCACCAGTTGTGGCATTTTCTATAAATTGCAACCTTGATACAGTATTTGGAGCTATAGTTAATGTTCTTGTCGCAGTTAATGTTGCTGACGATGTAACTTTAAAATACATCGCTCTGGCTGGATCACTTGCTCCATCTGCCACTGTAGTTGTAGCGTTTGCATCTGTAGTAAAACAATCTTGAGTGCCATAACTTAAACCTTCACCTATCAACTCTAAGTTAAGGTTAGTTATTGTGCCCCAAGTACCACTAGCATCGCCAGTGCCTAATTCATTAAGCCTAAGATCATTAACATATGTGCTTGCCATTTTAGTCTATCCTTATAATCGCTGCTGCTCCTGCTGCTGGAAATACAATTCTAAATGTACCACTGGATACTGTGAAATCACCACCAAAGTCTAGTACTGCTATCGCTTTGTCGCCATTGGTACTATTGTAAATCAATGCACCTCTAGCAGTAAAACTTGCACTAGTCCATGTTGGGTCATCTGCATCAAAATATGCAGTAGTTCCAGATGTATTCACTTCTTGAGTTGTAAGGGTTTCTCCCCCTGCAGTGTAACCAGTACCAGTTACCTCGTTAGATGTAGTGTATGCAGTTGTAGTCGCACCTAATGTGGCAGAACTTGTATAAAGAGCTATCTTAATAGTATCTCCACCACTTGCTAGGTTGTGACCTTCTTGCAATATTTCTGACTTAAAAGAAGTCGCCATTGCTTGTGTAATTGCCATTTGTTAAATACCTCCTTCGTATTCTGCTCTATAATTACGTTGCATCTCTTGTTGAAACAAAGCTATTGCTTCATCAAACTGAGCTTTATACAAGTTTACACTATCGGGTGCCTTTAGAAAAGAGGAACTTTCATATAGGCAAGCTGACAATAAAACTTGCTCTGCATTATCTCCTATCCAATTATTTGCATTGGAAACAGATAATCCTGTCTCTAGACCTACAAAATCTACCTCATAAGCAAGTGTTGCTGAAGGTACTGGGCCCAGTAATATTGTTATACCACTTGTGTCTGCATCTTTTGTGGCATACATAAATGGTGTTCCTTGTGTAGATGCATTTGGAACATAATCTCTTAGATATGAATCTAATCTGTGTTTTAAGTATATTACATCACTATCTGCTTTTGTTACTGATACTTGCCTAATCATCCTAGCGTTAGCAACTGAATATTCTGCAGTGCCAATAACAAGGTTACCTGATTGTTTTTGTCTATAACAAGGTAAGCTAGGCAATCTAGCAAATATCATAGCCTCTGCTTGTGTTATAATGTCTGGTATAGAGTTTTGAAACTCTGTACTGTCATCTTCCATAAAATTTTGTATATCTGCTACTAAGTTTGTATAATTCATTTATTCACCCCAAGCTCCTGAACTCCATGTATCTTCACCAAAACCTCTATTTACCTCAATGCTTGATGTTCCTATTGCTCCAGTTCCTGCCAAGCCAGTCTCAAAAGCTTCTGCAACCCCAGCTTCTTCACCTATAGCTCCAGTTGCACCAACACCACTTACGCCAGTGACTTGTAGTAGTATGTTACCATTGCCACTTACACCAAATGCTTCAGTAGCTCCAGTGCCATTTACACCAGTCACACTTAATTCTGCTTCTGGAACGTCTGCACCTATAGCTCCTGTTCCAGCTTCGCCAGAAGGTGTGGCGTCAGTTTGGAATGTTTCTTCACCTATCGCCCCAGTTGCTGACACACCAGTCTCACTAATCTCAGATTCTGGTATCTCTGAACCAATAGTACCTGTACCACTCACACCAGTTACTGGAGCGTCAGTGGTTATAAAGAATGTAAATGTGCCAATAGCTCCAGAACCTGCAACGCCAGTTAATGTGTCTGTTTGTGTATCAAATGTTTCGTCACCTATAGCACCAGTACCAATTGCACTTGTAGGCTCTGCTCCAGTATCAAATGTCTCAATTCCTATAGCTCCAGTAGCTGATACGCCAGTAACAACTACATCTTCATTATCAGAAATAACGAAATCACCAATAGCCATAGTACCAGCAACACCTGTGGCATCCACCTTCATGTCTGCTCTAATTGTATCTAGGAAACCTACTGAGCCAACGCCTATAATGCCTACACCTTTTTGTGAGCGTTCCACTCTTGATGCAAATATATCTTGTGTACTATACCCATAATATATAGATACATTTTCTGGATCATTGTCTGGTCTTGGTTGGAATAATGCAGTTGCATCAACAACATTTTTGGCTGGCGTTAATTGAGGATGCTTCGGTTCCCATTCGCTAGGCTCAACTCGCAAACCATCCCAAGTTGTCTTAAGATCAGTATATTTAATCTTAAAACCACTTCTATCGCTTATCGCTACTGATTTTTTGCCACTAGCTAGTTTCGCCATTATGTAATATTCAACGCTGTTGGCTGAACCCTCAAGCTAACCCCATCATTGTCACTTGATGCCGCAAAGTTAAAAGACCTTTCATACATCTCGTTTAACACTTGAAATTTCTCTGGTGCATACTTCATAGCTAGTTTTGAAGCTAATCCTGCACATATAGTGTCATTCCATCTATAAGGTATGTCTGCATCTTGATTAGATAAAGTCACATCTTCTAGTTGGTTCATAGCCCAATAAACCATAGAATATGTGGATGTATTAGGTACTGCCCAAAAGTAAACGACTGGCGTATATTGCCTATCAATCATATATTGACTTGGCTTGCCTTCGCTATCTTTATTAGGTAATTGGTTATAATCTTGTATTGTAATTCTGTTTATTATCTGATCTGTACCACTTGAGCTATCTCTTATGACCGCATCTAATATATCTATAGTGCCTACTGGAAGTGTATAACTTGTAGTACCATTAACTAATGGCAATGTGTTTTGTGATAAAGTCCAATAGTTTATGCCTCTATTAGCAAACTCTGAGAATAATAAATTAATACTTCTTCTTGCTGATATAGCGTGGTCACCAGTCCTTGTCTGTATATCTATGCCACAACGCTCAAATGATTCTGTTATTATCTCTTCTACGTTAGGTCTGAATGCAACAGTTCCTGAAGTTGCCATATTTAAGCTCCATCATTTTGTATATATATAATATCTAATCCAGCAGACACTGCCAAGTCTGCATTTGATGAACTCGCTATTGCCCTAACTTCAATGTCTGTTTTCTCTTCGTATTTTCTTGGGTATGTAAAGGTTTGGTGTATTATGTCTTGTGATAATACAAATTTATCTTGAACATTAAATACGCCACCAAATGGTCTAGCTACTAAAGATACTGTACCATACTTATTAGCCACCTCTGTATTCATTGTTATGTCTAGTTGGTGCAAATAAGCAGTATACCCCCTTGGCACAGTCCAGGTACACATAAGTGTTTGGTTATCACCTATAGCTATAGTTGCATACTTGTTTGCAGGTACGCCAGAACTAATAGCTCCAGTTCCAGCATAAATGACGCCAGCATTTTGACCACCACTTCCTGCTGTCAATACTTTAATTCTATTGACCCTAATAAATTGATTACTTGTAGTTATAGCAGTTTGCCCTGCAAGAACAACTGTTTCAGTTAATTCATCGTAGTTAGCATCTAAACCAGATACTGCTATGGTTCTAGCACCAGTACCTGTTGAGCTATCATCAAGTGAACTACTAGACACTTTAAGGGCAGTAGCTGACGATAAATAAGAATAAAGCCCACCTTCTGCCCATATTGTTTCTAACGAATTATCAACATCTGGGTTAAAGCCAAATTTAAAATTATCTTTGTGAAATGATATTTGATTACGAGCTACTTGAAGATAAAATGGCTCAGTAGTTCCAACCCTACTAATTGAAGATACTTGAGCCATATTTAATCCCCTTAATAATCTTTGGATACCCTAAGAACTACATGGTAAGCGTCACCAACAGCAGCGGACCCAGTCGTGGTAAATCTTATATCACCAGTTGGGCTAGTGCCAAAAGACTTAGTAGAAGGCAACCCACCAAATTTTTCAAAGTTTTGATATCCTTGTTGATCTTCTGCAAGATGTAACATGATAATATCAGTAGAGGCGTCAGCTAATACTTCTACTGTTAAGCCATGTAGCACCCACCAGCACTCTAAAATTCTCACCCCTGTACAAGCTTCGCCATTGGCGTTAGGTGCAAGGGATGAGACGTCTATTTTTAGGACTGCTGATTCATTTCCAGTATCTACATATTGATATTGAAAAGATATAATTGCTTCTTTTGTATTCTCTTCAATAGTAGTAGTGGTTGTTATATCAGCCATTTATACCCCCTAATTATTGGTCAGCAAACACTGGGGCAGTCGCAGAAGTAACAGAACCCATAACTCTATAATTTGTGCTATCAACGCCTATAAATGTCACATCAAATCCTGCTGGCACATTTATTTGCAAGCTACTGTTTGAGTTTCCATCTGAGAACACAGAACTAATTTCATTGTCAGTGTCTAAGAAAGTTACGCCACCAATATAAAAGTTAGCGTTACCAGGTGTTATGAATATAGCGTCTGTTGCATCGGCAGCAGCTCCACCATATACAAATCTGTAGGATACCCCAGCTTCTGGTGCTGGTAGTGTATATGTGTTGTCTTGACCACCATCTGGAACAAAGTTAATTCTTCCACCATGTGTTAATTTTGTAATTGTAATGTCACCATCAGCAAGTTCTACTGGGGCAACTTGAAATCCATTGTTAGATATAACTGGACCTGTAAATGTTGTATTAGCCATATTATTCTCCTTGTCGTGGCTAGTGTCTGCTTATGCAGTCAAGGTTAAAAGTAAAAGGAGAGGAGACTAGCCCCTCTCCATGTGCGAGGTTCTTATGCTGCACCTTCTGTGCCAAAAACACCACGCCAGTCAGTGAAACCAAAAGAATATCTTTCTCTCACTTTATAACGAATGTTTCCAGTCTCGAAGTCGCCTTCCATGCCTTTTTTCATTGGGCTTCTTTGGAACATCTTAAGTCCATCAGGCACATCAGTCTTAACAAAGAATGCATCACTGTCTGTTAATCTTCTCATCACATGATAGCCTTGTGGTAAGTATCCACCAGACTTAATAGCGTTGAGATCGTTATCAGCAGTTCCAGTTCTTAACTGACTCTCAAGTAATCTTTCAGCTACGAAAGTATAAGCAGTTGGGATAATAAGCATTGTGCCTTGTGCAGCAATTCTTAATCCTCTGTCATCCTTCATATCTGCAATGTTTATCAAGATGCTCTCTAAAGAAGTCTCTGATAAATCAGCCGCAGTAGCTAAAGTGTTACTTTGGTTGCCATTTTGGGTTGGGTGTGATGTGCTCAATAATGAAACGCCATCGCCACCATTTGTTGAAGTAGCGTTATTTAAAACATTTGCTGCTTTGATTTCTTTAGTAGAAGCCATAGACCTAGCTAATGCTTTTGTATAACGTGATGCAATTGACCCATAAAGACCATCTTCTTCAGCTTCTTCAGTAACTGAGAAAGCTAAAGCAATAGTTTCATGCTGATATCTAGCAGTCCACTGTTGAGATGCACTATCGTAACTTACGCTTGCACCTTCGTCTTTAGTTGGAGCCGCTCCAAAACCTGTCAACAATACATCTTCTTCAAATGCTTTTTGAGATGTGTTGCTTTCAAATACTGCAGCATACTCTGGTGGGTAACTATCATATTCTAAGCCGAACAAGGTATTCAAACCAGGCTCAAGCATTTTTGCAAATTGTGCTCTATTCATTGCCATTGTTTAAATCTCCCTTATATTCCAGCACTATCTTTGAGCAAGTGCTCATTGATAAGAACTTCCATGATTGCATTTGCACCAAAGGCGTTATCTGGAGCATCATATAGAGCTATGATTTTTGCAGTAGCCGCAGTGGCTGCCATAGTTCCTGATATTTCAAATCCAGATTGTCCAGTGGTTGTAGAACCAGCACCCGCAACAACATCAGCACAATTACCAATGTTTGTCTGAGCAGTAGTTCCTGCAGATTGAACTTTAAACACAGTATAAGGATCGTCATAAACGTAAGCTTTAATATCTGTAGCAGTAGTTCCTGACGGCCAGTATTGTGAATAAACATAAGAGCCATCTGAAGCAGTGTATGAAACTCCAGCGAAAACGCCTATATTATTAACTTCTGTGGCAGTATGAGGTGTTACTACACCATCTGCAGTGATTATGCAGAGATCACCAGTAAAGATGTTCTCAGCTAAACCCGAAGTAATTGTATATACATTTGCACGAGAGTAACCATTACCACTAAGATGACGTACGGGTACAAACCCAAAAGCAGCATCAACATTTGCCATTTTTTATCTCCTAGTTAATAGTTAGTCTTCCATAGCAGACAATTGTCTGCCACCACTAACTGAACTCTTCCTCTCTTGATAGATTCGTTGTCCAGTTCTTTGCCCTAATGCATCGAGGTCGCCTGCAAGTGATTCATTTTGTTCTACGTTCCTATTAGAGTAATAAGCTTTCATCTGCTTATGTTTCTCTATAGGCATTTCGCATAACAACATGCCTTCAATTCCAATACAACCTTCCCACTGTCCATGATTAATAGTTGGGAACAACTTACTCTTCACAGTACTAGCAGGGCGAGCTTCCCACCCTTCACGCATTCTCTTGAATACATTGTCAGGTGTGTCCTTCCCCTGAATCGAGGTAGCTACCCATCGTTGAACATAACCAGGTCTCGGTTCTGGCGCATCCAACAATGCTGGTGGTGTCCAATGTGTCTGAGGTCTTGACTCCTCGTCTCGTACACCAGTTCGGGTTTCGTTTGCTCTCACATTTCTATTTTCAGCCATGATTAACTCCTTTGACTTTTCTGAATTTCTGAAGCGTATTTTTTCAAACCTGCCTCATCATTTATTCCAAGCTCTCTAGCCATTCGTAACTGATCCTGTGTCATTCGAACCCTGTTACCTCTATACGATGAGCCACCCGTAGTTGGTGTTACTATCTTTCTACTCTTACTCTTCGTACTTTGGTCGTTACTTGATACTAACTCTGGAAACACCTTTTGTAAACGACTATTTAATTGGTTGTAATAGTCCTCTGAGTTCTTGTCGAACCCTTCCAAGTCGAGTTGTACATCTATGGCTCTAGCCGCTGCCGTTTCTCTTTCATATCCTTGAGCATTAAACCATTGGTTTTGTTGCCACCAAGTCATCGCTTTTGGAGGTGCTGGATTAACTGCAGCTTGTTGTGCTCTGCCAACTGTAGGCGATTGTGTTTGTTGTTGTTGCCTTAGTTGTTTTTGCATTTCGCTAACTCTCATAGCTGCTCTCATATCAGCTAATTGTTCTGAGAAATTAACTTGAGCGTCAGTATCGCCTTCTTCAACTGCCTTATGCAAAGCTTGCTTTGTGAGTTGGTAACGATTTTCAAACTCACTTTGTGCTCTTGCAGTTTGTTGCTCTACATTTGTGTTTTCCAATCTAGCTAACCTAGCTTGTAATTGAGCAACTTCTTCTTGATACTTCTTGGCTTCTGTTTCAGCTTGTCGCCTTTGAGCAGACATTTTGTTTAGTCTAGCTTGCACTGCTTCGCTATACTTTTTGTCTTTCTCTTCTTTGGTTTCAGAAACTTCTTCGACTTCTTCAGTATTCTCTTCAGATTTAGCTTCAACTTTCTCTTCAGCTATCTCAATTTCAAAGTCATCTGACTGAGCTTTACGCCTAGTCTCTTCTATTTCTTTTTCAATCTCTTCTATTGCACTATTTTTTTCTTCCATTACAACCTCCTATTATATGTATGCAGTTACATCTACGCCTTCAGGCAGTATGCTTGTAACCTCATCATCGTTTAATAAAAGAAACCTAACGCCATTGATTGTAAGTTTTTGTCCTGCATATTTACCATATGTGACCTTATCACCTACCTTTGGCTTGTTATAGATACGCCAACTTGCTCCACTTTCTCTTTCTCTGTAAGCAAGCTCACCAATAGCTGCAACTGTTCCATGAGCAGTAAGATATGCTTCGTTCTCTTTTGCCTTTTCTGGAAGTATTATGCCACTTTTGGTTTTCTGTTTGGCTTGGTTTGGTTGTATTAGAATTTTCCAACCCATAGGTGTTGGAAGTTGGTGGGAACCGATTGTAGCCTTTGACTCTTCATCGGTATATAGCTTTGCTACGTCATGTTGATGAGACATGTTTATTCATCTCCTTGATCTAAGTCAGTTAATGTTTTGTCGATTATAGCACAAGCATCTTCAAGTCCTTGAGCTATACCAACGTCTTTTTGATATGATTGAAAGTCTGTTTCTCTACCCTCAATCATCTTCTCTGCTATCGCAGATTTCTGTTCTCGTAGGTTGTTCTTTATTCTCTTCAGTAGTTCTATTGTGTTCATTTAGTTTTACCTCTCCAGACATAGAGACGCCAGTGACCACAACCTCTACATCTTTACTTTTTTCCATACTTCTTGCCTTTTTTCTTCGTTGTTTTTTTCTTTGTAGTGGTTTTTTTGCCATACATTTTCATTTTGTTTCCTTTCGTCATTAGTGATGGGAATGATGTTCTATTCATGACAAATATAATAACGAATTAAAAATAAAAGCCAAATATTATTTTTTTATCTCTATAATTGGTTCTGCGATGGCACTTTCAGAGTATACATACCCTGCTGAGACTTTTTGTACTTTCCCATACTCCAATTCGTTCACAGCCTTGGGGTCATCTTCAAAAACATTGCCACCATCTGATTCGTCAGTATTTGGGTTCATTGCATCTTTGCAAGCTTTAACAAAATCATAATTAGGTCTGTTTTCAGCTACAAGACAATCTGAGCAACATCTAGCGGCGTATCTTTTTTGAACTTGTTTTAGCCTAGTTCCACATCGTTTACAGAAGTCAAAGTTATTTTTCCCAACTGTAGAAGACATGATCACCAATTATCCTTATCTTACGTTTGGCATTAACCCAATAAGGTCTAACATAAATTGCATGATAATGTGTGGCATCTTTCACTAAATCTATATTATCTAAATGCCCTTCATGTATAGACTTAGCTAAATGTAACGAATAATCCCAAGATTGCAAATCTTTTGGTTTATCTGATTTACCATCACACCACCAACTAAACTGACATTTGTGTTTAATTGGCTGATTATCCCTATAATGACCTTGGAAAACCACGCCACATACAGTGTTTGGAAACCTTTCGTCTTTAACTCTATTTAAAGTTACCATTGCTACTGCTAATTTGCCCACTGTGGGCTGATTTCGTGCTTCGTGGTATATGTTAAGGGCTAAACAGTTAACCTCATCACTGCGACAGTTATGGGCAAACATAGTGACTACTGCTAACAGTGTTAGCGTCAAAAGTATCTTCATAATAAACCTCCCAGTCTATTAGTTTGCTTTTAATAATATTACCTCCTAAGTAACTTTAGCTTCAACTTTGAAATATGGCTCATTAAAAAAATATTGCCACTTTAAATAAACCTCATACTCTTTAGTCAAATCCTCTAGCTCTTCCATAGGTAAATACTCTACTTCTCTTTCCTTGCACATTTGCATTGAAAGCATGCACCTTGGATAAAGACCAAAATCTTTCTTGGGGTCTAGGTCTTCTGGTAATTTGTTACCACGATGACTTTTAATTAATTCTTTATAAAATTTTATTGTTGCCATTTTTTCCTCCTTATGGTCTGTAAATTACAAATTCAGTTTCTAATTTATGTGCTAATTCTTTTAAAATCTCATACGCCTCTTGAGTTTTAGGTGTGCACTTTTCTACACCCTTATCTTCTATTAAATTAGTTATGTGAACTAAAGCTTGTACTTCTTCCATATTAATATCCTCCTTTTGAAAGTTTCTTGTCGAATTGTCTTTGCTTTTTATTGCCTCTTTTCTTCAAAGACTTTTCCCAACCTCTACTTGCTGAGTGTACTTTTGACTTTCTATCTTTAACTTTCATTTTTTACTCCAAATTTTGTTAATCATTTTTCGTCTATTTAAGTAATATAACATTTGTAAATACATAAGTCAACATCTAATTTGGGTTTATTTAACATCTTTTATGGGTTGACATTGCTTTTTATACATGATAGAATCATTTCAACGAACAACTAAATAAGGAAAAACAAAATGAGCAAATACAAAAACTTTCTAATGGATATTGAAGAAACTATCGTAAGCAACATAACTGTTAATATGGTTTCAGACTCAGAAAATGTTACTGAGTTATTTGATATAACTTGTAATAAAATTAAGAAACTTGGCAATGGGCAATTTATCGTAGGTGCATATGACGACATGATTAGAGATGTTTGTGATTGGGCTTGGGATGAGTATTGGTCACAATATAGGGAGGGTTGCTAATGGAGGTAGATTACAGATATCACGATGGTGGTAGGTCAAAGTATTTTAAAGGTAATGCTGGGGATTGTGTCGTAAGGGCAATCTCCATCTCTACCAATACTGACTATAAGGTTATTTATGACGAGTTATATCAAGTCAACAAAGATTATAAGAGGTCACGAAATAACAAAGTATCTAAGAAAATGAAAAGTGCCACACCTAGAAATGGCAATTTTAAGAAGGTGTATCATAATTTTATTCTTGGGAAAGGTTATCGATATGTGCCATTAATTAAGTTTGGTTCTAAAGAAAGGACTAAGCTTGACCAACTGAGTAAGCTCAAAAACATTATTGTCTGTATAAATAGTCATATGATGGCTATGAAAGATGGTGTTGTTTACGATACTTGGGATACTAGGCACTCATATTGGGAAGGCGTCAAAGCTATTAGGACTGTTAACGCTTATTACGAGAGGATAGAGGCATGACAATGATGAGTATGATAAAAGGGCACACTTCAGTGTTTCAGTGCATAGGTGACGCTTATATCAAGAGAGATGACCAAAGGTTTTATTATGCATACTTACTTTGCATAAGAGCTAAGACTGATTTAAAGGCATTGCATAAATATTTAATTAATAGATATAATTTCAATAGATTAGTTTGTGCAAAATTACTGAGAAAGGCTAGAATGAAATGAAGGGTTTTGTAATTACAATTTTACTTCTGTTGTCATTAAGTTCTTGCACCTACAAATACCAAGTTTCCAAATGGGATAACAGTGTCTTATTAGGAACGATTATAGGTACTTTAGTTAGTTTGAACTAGGTAGCATTAGCTTGGGTACTAGGCATATCGCTTAGTGCCCCTAACTGCTCCTCTAATCCTATCGCTGTTCCTGCACCCATAGTAAATAAAGATAATCCCTTCAGAACTTTTTCTTTCAATTCAGGCGTAATTTTTATTGTCCATGATGATTGCTTTTGGGTAGCATTTCTAAAATCAGCATTATTTTGTGCTTGTTCTAAGGTTCTAAATGATGCGACTGGCAGATCAGTGCCAACCTCTTTAACTTGATACACTCTATCTAATGGTGAACTACCTCTTAACATTACAACTGTATGTAAATTTTTTGGTCTTATTTCTACAATTTGTTTGCTGACATTTTCTTTTCCTGCAACCTTCTTCGCCATAGATGGTATCTTATCTTCATAGTGATCAAGTAATCCTTCATTGCCCCATCTATCAACTTGGACTTGTCCAGGTGAAAATGAAATACTGTCATGACCTTCTAGAACTGCTCTTTGCAATAATCTTTTGATACCAAATTTAGTCCACCCCTCAGTGGTTTCAACTACATCTCCACCAGGGATATTGCCAGATAATTTAGTGTCAAGACCATATCTTCTTGCTATCAAATCGTCTGCATAGTCTTCGAATGTCTTTGCATCTGGAAATTGATTGTTGCCTCTTAAATCATATTTAGTAGGTGGTGTATATCTCACGAATGTGCCAACTATATCCCTTTGAAGTTCTTTTGGCATTTTTTCAAAAGGCTCAACTACAAATCCAGCTTTTCTCAAAGCCTTAAGTGGCTCTAAAGAAGTTGTTATAGAATCTTCCAAATTATTACTATTCACAAAATCTATGTAGTCAGCCATAGTCATAGTCTTATATTCATCAGGCATTCTGCTATTTTCGTAATCAAATACGTTTTCTGGCATTTTTGCACCTTGATTGTATTTTTCAGCCATTAATCCAGAAACATCCTCTCGTAATGGCACTCTAATTGGTGGTCTGCCTGGGTTCTTCAGTGAATACAAAAGCTCTTGTTCTGGTGCAGTTAATTTGATTTTTAAATTTCTTAATCCAAATAACTCGTCATCTACTTCATCAAACTTTTGTTTATTTTTCTCATATGACTTAGTGCCTGGTGCAAAGCCTCTTTGTCTTCCTGCCTGACCTCTATCTGATTGCAGTTCTTCTACATATAATGTTTTGCTTCCATCTTCTAAAGTTCTGTCCTTTGTTCGAAGGTGAACAATTGGATTATAGTTAGGAAAGTGAATTGGATTTTGATAATCATCGATATCGCTATACTCACCTAATCTTGCTGAGCTTGGATTATTAGATTGTTTGCCTATTACGAACTCTCTATAATTTGAGCCACCTTGTTGAGTATTTTCACTAAACCTAGCGTCTTTCGCTACATAATCGCCATTTTGTATAGCATAACTTTCTGTCTGTACTATGGCTTCGTTAATGTTTCCTCTATTTGCAATTTCGTCAAATCTAAATGAATCCATATCCTCTCTATTATAATCCAGAATTTTATATTGTTCTGATTGAGTGATATCAAATATGTCTGCATTTTTATCAAATGTGAGAAAGTTTCCACTTTTATCGTCATAAACTATTCTGTACCCAGTTTTGTTATCCTCCAAAACTCTTGTAGGATTTGTTAACTCTGTTGCTGACCTTGTTTCATCTGATACATTTAGACCTTTGTTGAGTTCATCGATCTCATAATTACTAAATTTATTATACTGAGGCGTTTCTGATATCTTTTTTGTCATATCCTCAAATATTAATGTTGAGCCTTCAGTGATAGGATTATCTTGATACACATCTTCGTATAATTCTAGTTTATTAACATTTATTTTTGTTAATATGTCTTTTTTTGTAATAGGTCTGTTGGTAACTTTAAATAAATCATCAAGACCAGTATCAACTAACTCTGCTTCAGTTACGCCTTGATTCTGAAAATATTTTTTAAAGTCTGCTCCACTACCTTTGTTTTGTTTCATTTTATTAGCAACTTCTTCTGATTTATAGAAAAATCCTAATTCATCTAACTTTCTTGGATTTGTCATGACCATATTAGGTGGCATTCTTCTAGTGCTTGCTAACATTACTGGCTCTTTTGGCAAAGCCCCTACATTTGTAGGTACATTATCGCCTTTGAGCTTTTTTGATAGTGATTGAGAAAAGCCCTTGAGACCTTTTGCTATGGGTTTTGTTATAAGTGCACCCTCTAACACAGCAGCAGCTCCCTCAATAGCTGGGGCTATATAATCAGTTCCCTTTTGTGCTCTCTTAAATCCTCTTCCAGCTTCTTGAAGATAAAAAGGTATACCAAAAGGTGTAATATCTAATAAGCCAATTGACTTACTAAACGTCTCAGCATTAGGGTCTCCCACAAAACCTCTAGCCACATTACTTATTGCTCCCTTTGGCGTGCCTAAATATGTTAGAAGGTCTCTTATGCCATAGTTTAGCTTTTCTCTCATGGTAGGCTTGTATGGCTCTAATGTAGCCCCTTGAGATTGTTGTATATTCTTTTCTAGTTGGTTAAGTGGCACATTAGAATTGTATATCATAGAAGCATACTGAGGATTTTCAAAAACGCTAGGCTCTACGCTTTGAGCTTCCTTAATTCTGTTCTCTCTAAAAAACCTATCTAGCTCATTCTCAGCCATTTAGAACCTATACTCTATATTTGCCCCAATATTCTTTTCTTTTCCAAGTGGCGTTCCATCCACTGGATCAAAGTAGTAAGGGTTTATTTGACCTTGTATATTTAAGCTTGTGTTTTCTGTAATTGGTATACCTAAATACGCTCTTAATTGATTTACTGTAAGACCTTGCCCAAACTGTTGGCTCTCTGGTGCTCCATATGCTTGTACCTCTTGTGGATAATCCACTTGCCCTTGCATATAGTTACCACTACCACCAACACCAAATACAGTAGGTTGCCCTTCTACCATAGAAGGTGCAGTAAAGTTTAAATCTACACTACCTTCTGCTCTGTTTTTTGTTCTAATAGCCTCAGTCTTTCCTGTAGGTAAATATATAGGCATTTCGTTTACAGAACGCCCACCAATAATATTTACCTCTGGGGCTTTCATTTTTAATTTATTTAAAAAGCTTTTAACATCCATTACACTTGTCCTGCTGATAATGTTCTAGCCAATATCTCTAGCGTTTCTTGGAAACCTTTGTCTAGTTTCTTAGCTGCAGTAGCAAACTTCTTAGGGCTTACCTCATCTGATTCTAGACCTTTTGATTTTAAAAATTTCTTAGCAGCTCTTATTTCAGCGTTAGCTACCTTTTTTATTTTTGCTTTCTTAGCCATTACTCAACCTTTACTTTGTCATTGCTAATAATAACTTCTTGCTCATCAAATGTTCTGCCACCTCCAAAGAAGGCGTTTATATCTGGGCTTGCCAATATATCTTTTTTCTTTACTTTAAATGCTTGTAGTGGACTTTGCAATCGCTTTTGCCAAGGTAAGCTAAGGTCAACATTATAATTAGGGTTTAATGTAAACGAACTGACGCCACTATTTTCGTCTAAATCGCCATATCTATAAACTGTTACTTCTTCTGGTAAGTCTTTAAGATAATCTTGTGTAAGTTCTTGTATTTCTTTCTGAGCATCATTAAGTTCTTTGTCTGTCAATGATGGTGGCATATCTTCACTACCAAATTTTAAAGCTCCAGACTTTAACTCCCCACCATAACCTTTGGCAAACTCTTTATCTGCATGAAATAAGTTTTTGTAGGCGTCTGGCGTATCTAATTGTACACTTTGGTCAATAATATCAGAATACTCACTTAAGCTTTTGCTAGTGCTTGGTAATGCCCCTATTTTATTTCCTAGAGCATCTACAACATATGTGATGCCTTTTACTATAGGATTTACCATTTACCAAGCCTTACATGACCAATATCTAGCTTTTGTTTTCGGGCCTGGATTGTCACAATTGTGTCTAGACCTAAAGCTTTTTCTATTACCTTTTTGGTTTTTCTTAATTCGCATGTTTGGGTCACCAAATGTCACACGCTTTACCTTATCACCATCCATTACATAGACAACTGACTTCTTCTTGCCATAAGATGTTTCGCCCTTAGCTATTCTTCTAGGCTTGTTTAGAGATACACTTTTGCCTTTGTATTTAGCCATTAGCTTTCTTCGCTTTCTTTTTGGCTGCTGCCGATAAATCTTTCATGTGTACTAAGTACTTACTATTTTTTGTATGTTTAGCACCTGACATAACTTTACCCTTAGCATCTTTATGAGTTGCTCCCGTATACTTAGTGCCATCTTTAAAATAATGATTAACGCCTTTAGCCATTATGCTTTCCTCTTCTTTTTAACTATTGTTTTGACTTTTTTCATAGGATTAGCTCTTTTTCTTTTGACTGCAGACTTGATTTGTCCTTTTGACATAGCGTTTGCTTTTGCTCTAGGCACACACTTGGGATATTTTCTCTTGGCGTCTTTCTTTTGTTTTGTTCTACCACACTTAGCATATCCTCCACCCTTCTTCTTAGAGCCAATATCTACCCAGTCTTCTTTAAACCACTTTGTTAATCCACCACTACTCTTTGCCATTATGCTGACCTATAGCCTCCACCTCTTGACTTGTATGTTTTAACAAGCCATGCATTTGCATAAGCGGATGGGTATACATCGAACTTACGCTTTGCTTCTGCTTTTACTCTTGCATACAACGCCTTATTAGTTGGAACTGAACCTTTTTTCTTAGTTGACTTTTTCTTAGTTGTTTTCTTTTTAACTGCCATATCAACTCCTATGTAGCTGGTATTAAACTTTGAGCGTATTTATATGCTTCTTCATCGCCTAGTGTCCTTTGTATCTCTAAGAACTTAGACGCCTCATCTATCAATTGTTGGTCTACTGGTTGAACTGGCGTATTCATAGCCAACTTTCTATAATCTGCAGGCATAGATTTAAATTCACCAAGACCCTTGCCCTCCGCTCTGACCTTAGACATTGGGTCTCTAAGCATTATAGTTTTAGGTATACTAGTTCCAAAGGTAAAAACTTCTGCATCAGGTGCTTTCATAATTTGTGAATCATAACTTGGATGCTTGCTAGGGAAAACACCAGACTTTAAGTCTGCAAACCTAGAACCCATACCTAAAAAATCATCTGCTATTAATCCTGGGTTGGTTGTGGCTAGTCGTATCTGACCTATGTTTGGTGCTCCTAAATTCTGCATTTCTGCTTTATCAAAAACTTCAACCAATTTTTTTCTTGATGATCCAGGAAGATTTCTAAAATATGTTGCAAATTCATCTATATTACTTAGATTAGGTGCATCACTAAATGGTGTATAATTTTTACCTTTAATTGAATATTTATGATCTTTTATAACTTTAGACATTTCATTAAGGTTTTTCTTAGTATTTTTCCCAACTCTCAATGATTCAATAATTACGTTAGCAACATCTACTGAAAAGTCTCCACCTCTTTCACCCATTGTAACAGTCATTCCAACAGGATTGCCACCCATTTGCTCTACTGTTTCTAATTTTTTATTAAACTCTTCCATAGTTCCAAGCATAGATGCCCAGCCTTGGTTTGCATCATCCATAAATTGTATGCCCCCAAATGTTCTTACAGGGTTTTCAAACTGCAAATCACCTATCCCAGTGATAATTACATCTCTACTAGTTCTATCTCCAACTAAAGGAATTATTGTTTTACCTTGTAAGACAGATGCATCTCTAGCAAGTGTAGGGTTTTGTTGCAATGCTCCTACTTGCCCTCTCATGTTAAAATCTTTTAGTGGGTCTCTAACAAGTTTAGTGTAACTTCTCTGAAATGGTGGAGGTTTATCTTTGATCATGTCTATGGCTCTTGTTTTGTCGCCAAAAGCACCAAGTATTTCATCACCTGTTATCTCAAACTTAGGTAATGCTCCAAATTCTTTCTTTATTTGCTCTGTAGTGGCTACATTACCTAAAGCACCAAGTTCATTCTCACTGAATAAAGGCTTAAAGTTCTTAGTCAAAAACTCTAATAGAAACTTACTTTTAGACATTTATGCCTTCTTTGATTTAGACTTCTTTTTCTTTAACATAGCTAGTTTTTTAAAATCAGCCCCAGTCAACTTGTTCTTTGGCTTTGCCATGTTAGCAATCTTTTTTTGTTTTGATGAATATACTTTTCCTGGCATGATTACATTCCTATCTTTGGTGAGCCATGACCAAGTATCTCATCCATGACGCCTCGCATATCGCCACTATCTACTTTCATGACTTTGACCTTAACGTCTCCATCCATCTCTTCGTAATTTTCTTCCTCTTCTTCGTCTGGAAGTATCATACCTTGATAGCATAACAACAGAAAGTTAACTAACTGATCATCAGATAGCTCTAAACCTGGTGCATTATGAGGAAAACCCATCTTTTCCATGAAAAGTTCAGCGTTCTCTTCCATGTTCTCTATGTTGATATCAGCCATATTTTTCTCCTATAAGTTGCTTGATATTAGATACAAAACCCAAAGCGTAACAAATCCCTTCGCCCACTTTACTTATTACCTTAACTACCTTGCTCTTCTTGCCATATCTTCCCTTGGACAAGTCATAAGCCATTTGTTTAGCCCAAGCTAAAGCTAAAGGCTTGGTAATTTTGTAGACTATTCCTTTGTCTCTCATTTTTGTAGCTACATATTCTCCCCATACACAATAACCTTTATACACCAATGGGTCTACACGTTTTCCATATATCTGATCATATTTGTAGATATATTTTTTCATATCACCCATTTCATAAAGAGCAGTGCATATGTATGTAGATGAATCAGAAGAAGAAGCTGCGTCATCGCTGAATGTGTTTGATAAATCTTTGCCACTAGTTGTGTCTGTTACAGAAGTCTCTGCCCCAGTCTGAGAACTTTGGCTAGGGTCTACCCCTTCTGACCTACCAAATCCTAAACCTATGCCCTTACTGCCAGTGTACCCAGATCCAGTTGCACCACCTAAGTCTCCAGTAGCACCAACACCACTTCCTATCCCACTTGAAATATTATCTACTTGTTGCTGAGTATATATGCTAGGTGTCGTTGTTCTAGCCTCATATCCTCCAAGCACACCACCACTTGGGTCAATCTTTCCTAGATTGGTAACACCAACTGTTCCCTTTGTATAGCCACTCATTGGGTTTAACCCCACATTATATGATGTTAGCTTGCCTTGATTCATGCCAAAGTTTTGTGCCTCTCTTTTCGACACCACGCCATCTTTATTAACATCTGCCATACTTCTTGCAGTATCTAATGATGGGTCTGTAACCATGCCAGTTACTGTATCTACAAAACCTCTGTTCTGACCAAGTGCAGACTGAGCTGCTTTTTCTGCATTATAGCTTGTAATACCCTGAGCTACAGTTCCTAATGCACTTATTGCAGGATTGCCAGTTAATCCCAAGCCATATCCTAATGCTGAACCTTTGCTTACGCCAATCCCTCCCAAGTTCAATCCACTAGGATTAGTCATCTCAAAGCCTCGTGACAAGTCTCCATATTGACCTTGAGTTAATGAACCTAGTGCACCTAAGTTTTGATTGGCTCTTGCCATTTATCTGACCATGCCCTCAGCGAAAGGATCGATACCTCTTCTTAGCATATCCATCTGCTCTCTTGACATGCCACTTGCATCAAAAGGTCTTTGTGGTGGTGCTTGAGGTGGCATCTGAGGTAAAGCCCCTAACTGTTGTGGCATTTGTTGACCACCCATTGTCTGAGGTCTTGGCATAGGAGCTTGCATTTGTTGCCCACCAAACTCTTCTGGTCTTACTGTGCCCATTGATCGTTCTCTAACAACTGCTTCAATAGCATCTTGCTCATTTAATCCCATGTCCATAAGTAAACGTACTTTGTCTATGTCTGTCATATCTCGTTGTGGCATCATGCTATCCATACCCATATCCATATTTGATGGTATGTTTTCTCTAGCCATTTGACTCATCTCGCTTTCACGAACAACGCTTCTTGGGTCTAACATTTGATTTATTTCGCCTTCTCTCATAACAGCTCTAGGGTCTGTCATTCTGTTGTCTTGCGGCATCCTTTATAATCTCCTTTTGTATTTCAGCTTGGTTTTTCTCACGCTCCATCTGCAGTTCAAGTTCCAACTTGGCTACTTTGGCTTGTAAGTCTGCTTGTAGCTTGGCTTGCTCTATCTGCAAATCTTGTTTCGCTTCTGCTTCGTTAATTGCTAGTTTCTGTTGTGCTTTAGCTTGGTCAGCTTGTATCTGCACTTGTGTTCTAGCTTTCAATGCTTCAGCTTCTAATTTTGCTAATTCTTGTGCATATTGTAATGGGTTTTGTTTCTGTTGCTGTTGTTGCATCATTTTAGCTAATGGTGCGATTGCTTCCATCTGAGGTGCTTTTGCTACAACTTCTGCTGCTCTTTCGCTTATAATCCTATCCATTTGTGGGTTAATGTCTTCGAACTTGAACTTAGGGTCACGAAGCTCTGGCAAGGTTGGAAGGGATACGCCAATACTCGCTTGCATCTTTTGTCTGTATAACAGAGCAATGTGTTCAGCTATATGGGCTATCATGATTGGTTGCATAGCCGCAGCACCTGGATTACCAGCTAAAGATGGGTCTTGTAAAAACTGAAGGTGAACTGCAATGTGTGCTTCATGATCTTGATCTGGAAAGGCTCTTATGGCTTTGCCATACATCAAGGCAGTATTTTCAGTTATTGGGTCTAACCTTGATGCATCGTCTGGCTTTTTTAGTATTTCGTCTATGTTGTTAATACGAATAGCTTCGAGCATTCTTTTGTTAGCTTCATACTGATCGTATAATTGTGGACTAGCAGTAGACATCTGAAGAACTGCTTGAGCTTGGGCAATTCTCTGTGCAGTACTAAATATGTTAGGGTCACTAACTGGTATTATATCTATTCTTTCGTCAAAGTCTTTTGCAAATATAGTTTCGCTTATACCACCCATAGCAAAGGTAAAGCTCTCTGGCAGATATTCTGCATTAAGCTTCGCCAACATCTTGAACTCTTGACCTTGTGAATAATGTAGTCTTTTGTGTATGGCACTAAAGGCTTTACTACCTTGCTCAATCAGTGCAACTGTTGAACCCACGGGAGCGTTTGGGTTAACATCGCCAACATTAAGGTCTGCAGTACTAGCAAACCTTCTTCCAGCATCAGCGATAGCGTTCATAAGATTGAACAAGGTGCTTGAAGGCTCTTTAAATGGTAAAGGCATAATAGCTTTGTTTACATCATCAACAGTGGCATCTAAATCTGCAAACTCACCAGGGTTTATCTGCATTTCTCCACCAGTCACTCGACCTTTGAGCTTGAATCCACCTTGCATGTTAGCGAAAGCCGCTGAATCTAATAATGCTCTTAGTGATCCAGTAGCCGCTTTACCTAGCCCACCTATCATGTGATACAAGCCAAAACCATAGAACCCAGTACCAGGCAAGAACTTATAACTTACAAACCAGTCTCTTCTTTTCTGTCTAGGGTCTTCTTCTCTCCAATTACGCCTTATGCTAACTATCTTTTCTGCATCGTAATCAATTGTAATTACATAAGGTAACGCAACCATATTATCATCATCTTCTTCTTCGATAGTGTCTATGCCATCGAATGTTTGGTAAGCGTGTACCTCTAGAAGCGTCATAACCTCATCTTCACTATCACCATATGGGTCAACGCCCTCTATCTCACTACCTACGTCTCCACTAGGGTCTATGTCTTCCCCACTATACTTACTTGGTAAATAAAACCCAGCCTTAACATATTTGTTAAAGTCATTCTTAGGCATACGAATAACGTGAGTGTATCTGCTTGATGTGTATAGGTCTTTACTCTCTGGAGAAACTACAAAGTCTTCTGCCTTTACAAATTGTGAGCATTGCCTATCTAGGTTAGCATCCCACCAAACTTTTTTGAAAGTGTGACCAATTAGAGGTAATTGAAATAACATTTGGTCTAAATCAGGGAAGTACTCTGGCAT